CCAGAATCACACACACGGTACCACCACCGTGAGCACTCTATTACCAAGCGGAATGGTGATCAGAGTTCACACGGTTCAGCCACGGTTTGAACCAGGATCGAGCCAGATTTGAATCAATATTGAGCCAGAATGGCCAGGGTGATCCAGGGTGATCCAGGGTGATCCAGGGTGATCTAGCGGAATGGTAATCTTTTTAAGCGACCATGGTAATCATATTCAGGCAGGCTCAACCCAGTCTATTCATATGAATCGTAAAAGGGGAAAGGCCAACTCCAGTGATGATCAGGCTTGAGAATTTACCAGAATTGGCCCAGTATGTCGATAACAATAACATCAGCATATGGTCATGGGTCGCGTGCCGCATAAACTTGATCTACTTACAGCGTGTATAGAAGACCGATGCCGTGTCGTGTGTACATTGTAACACGATCACTCCAGGAAGTCAACCCCGAACATATGAATTTTTACGCAAATTGATCTTAACCCAGCAAAGATAACACAGGCAGATCTATTGGAAATGAAGCAATAAACCGCTTTACAAACCGATTTTTATCTGTTATAATAAATACAAACGCACACTACGTTATGGCCACAAACACAAACACACCTTTTGATTTACAGCGATTGATCGCACAGGCAGATCAACGACGCAAACACGATCACCAGCAATGGAATCAATTCATAGATCAATTGGCAGACCCAGTAAGTGATCGTATCTTTAGCACACCCAAAGCGACACAGCATTTGAGAGCGTTTATGAAGCACAACGCAACGGGCATAGACAGGCACACCAGATTGATACACCGGTTACAGCACTACTTTGATCGAGAATGTGCAGACTTATCTTTACGACCAGAAACAGGACTGATACCCAAAGGCACACCAGCACAGGACAACAGCCACAATTGGCACGGTCGTGATGACATGTTTGAGGTACGTGCCCAACGAAAGGGATCTCGAGAAGAAAGGGAACTACAACAGATGATACAACAGCACAACAGGAGAAAAAGAGGATGAATGATGAACTTACCAAACTGATGAACCGAGCAGTAGATTGTAGCGATGAGCGGGGATACTATCGTGACACAGATCAAGCACTGAAACAGATATTTGAATTCTTTATAGAATACAGACCGCAGATAGCAGAACTCACAGCAAGACGTGACATATTCAGGGACATAGATTTACCAGCAATAGTACAGGCACAATTTACCATACGTCAATTACCAGATATGCTGAAACGCATAGCACAGTTGGAAGAAAGGTTAGAAAGGTTCAAGCAACACCAAGTGACCAAACCAGACCTTACCAACCAAGTGTTACCAAGCCAGCCACCAACTGAACCAAAAACACCAAACCCACCAAAAACCAAATCAGAGGCACCAGATAGCAACCCAACCGCTGAAACACTAGAAGCAAGGGCCAAGCGTGTTATGGGTGACAATTACCAACCACCAGCGGTAAAATTATTTGACTATGGTGATTGACAACAATGACGATTTATGCTATTATTAAACAATAACAAAGGAAGCACTATGATAACAACAAAAACAAAAACAAAAACAAAGGGTGATATCGTCGATGAAGTGTATCGCGATCACTACAAACTAGATTTGAAGCATATGACTATGCTCAACTACATATCGTTTGAGAGATGGCTACAACTTTACCAGAAAGACTACGATCGAATGGCCCAGCGTATGGCTCAATTGAGGGGTGAAGTATGACCAAACACAAGATGAAAACAGCGGCCGCGATGGGTATGCTTAAACTATACAGCATTGGCACAACCAAAATATATAAAAGGGAAAATGCTTATTTTATACGAGCAGGTAGCCGAGATGAAGCACAGCGAGTATGGGACCGATACAAAGAACAACACTTTATAGACCCGCTGACACCGTTACCAGATGGTGTCATCTACAAATACAACGAGTATCGTGATTGTAAGTATGACTATGACTACGATAACACCCTAGAAACGGTAGATGAAAACAAGTTCGACAAGGAATCCAGATGGCATCGAGAAGCGTTAGATGAATTGTACAAAGACCAGAAACAAAGGAGCGACGATGATTAAATTTATAGTCATAGCCAGCACAGCGATAGCAGTATATGGGGTGTTATGGTACTTCAGCACCAGTTTAGGCTTGTAGAAAATTACCAGCGTTAGATCGCTTTATTTTAAATATTACCATATTATTACCAAATCAATACAACGAAGGTCTTTACCTTTACCAAAATCTATTTGCGAAGGTCTTTATTTTTATATTTCGGCCAAAGGCCTGCCTGTTGATATTTTTGAATTATCTCTTTGCGATGATATCGTTGTTGATGTGAATTTTGAATCTGGTCAAACAATTCGTACTTGTCTGTGAAAGTGGTTGCCTGTAGATCAAATATGGTGTTGCCTCGGTCAAACTGCATCAGTCAATTAAAAGTATTATTATTACAAACAGTTCTACAACTATGGCTGTGTGATACATGGTCCACAGTATGGGATAGGTCTGCTTCTGCATCAGCAGAACCAAACGATCAACACATATCTCGTGCCTGTGATTACTGGTCGAACTTCATGCGGGAAACACAAGTTGCTGGGAAACACCACTGCATCTCCTGTGCGTAGATCAGGCACTTGATATTGACCCTGCCAAAAACACAACTCACCTCCGGTATACTCATTGTTCAATACGATGCTACAACTCAATGTCCTGTTGGCACCACCATAGTGATCTATGTGTTCCTCGAATTTGTGTCCTTCTCTATAACGTATGAGGCTGACACCTGTGTGTTCAGTTGCCTTGTGATGGTATGGATACTGTTGAATTATGTGTTGTAATGCTGTCTCGATATTGTTCCAGCAGGGACCATGGTATTGATCCATCATTGTGTGTTCACAGATCCTGTGTTTGGTTATTACGTTCTCTGTGTTGCTTATTGCACTCTCGGCCGCGGACCAACCTTTCCAAGCATCTTTGTGCTCTGGAAGGTCTTTGCTCCATTCCACGACTGCATCGCAGGTGCTTTGGCTCAATAGGCCCCTAAACTCTGCGATGTATTGCCGTAGATCCAATTGATCAGCGGATTTCATTATCCTTCTAATCTACTCAATTGTTCGTAAAGATTGTACAATTTCTGCCTATGGGCCTCTCCAACAGGATCTCCTGGAGGCAGTTTGAACTTGTCATCTTGTCTCATGACTCTGATCTCATCTCTCACGCTGTTTACATCTCTAGCGGCAGATGCCTGTGTGTTCGCTATGGGATTCGGCATTCTGTTGTTGCTCATCAACTGCTCCAAGAACTGTATGCCTTCCGCTGTGTCCACCAATGGTTGATGTATCACACGCTCTGGTAGTGTACCTGCATATTTCTTTACAGATTCCAATCTGTCTGCGTATTCGTTGCCCCATTGTTGTTGCAATGCGGTCTGTTCTTGATCTAGATTGACTCTAGGTTCATTGGCCATTTGTGTTTGTGCTTTGGCCATTTGATCAGAGTACAATGCAAGTGCAGTTTTAACTTGATCCTGCGTAAATCCTGCTTTCTTAAACACAGTTGTGACTTCTTGACCCAAATCTTCTGGCATGGCATCAAGTCCGTATTCTTTTGTTACGCTGAAATCATATGTTTCAGGCACTTTGTTGGTGATTTTCTTTTCAAGTTCTGTGTATGACTTGGCAAGATCCTCTGCTGTTTTAAATTTTTCCGGCAACCATTCTGGTCTCTCGTTTTCTGTGACTTCTATTGCTTCTTTGCTAGGCACAGTTTCAACAGGAGCCTCTGGTTGCGTATCTATTAAATGTTCCGCTGGTGCGGTTTGTGTATTATCTTCTGGCATTATATTATGTGTTCCTTCTTGTTGGTTGGTTGAACACTACGTTCACGACACATATTTTCTATCCTTCTCAACAGTTGTTGTTGAGCGACCTGATACACAGCCGCGTAAGGATTTGGAGAATCACTAGTGACTCGTGTCTGATGTATGACACGGTTTAGATCTTCAAAAACTGCCTTACCTGCTGGGGATTCAAATACTTGACGATAAAATTGTTGTAGTTGCGTCTGTGAGTTTTTCATGTTCAGTTTTTTTAGTTACAGTTGTGTTTCGTTTACAACTGTATTTATGTGGATTAAACTGAAGGTGGTTGATTTTGCTGTTGTAATTGTTGAGCCAATGCCTGCAACTGTTGTGCCTGCTCTTGTTGTGTCTGTTGTTCAATAGTTTCTTGTACTTCTGCTTCTGTCTTTAACACTTCAGGTGACATATCACCATCTCTCAATATTTTACGTGCAAGTTTTTGTAGGTCTAGATTGACCAATGCGTTTGGACCCAACTGTGTGATTGTTTGTACCAGTTGTAGATCTCTTGTGATCTCTGTCAGTGCGATACCTCTCTTAACTGCTGAGTTTACAACTAATTCGCTGATGTTACCAAATCTTGCGAAGTCTTCTACATCACCTCTCATCTGTAATCTCTTGATCAAGTTGCCTATCACGGGTCTTAAAAATTCTTGTTCTAATCTTAACCCCGACGGACCTATACGTCTATAAAATTCAGACTGTCTAATCTGCACTTCTGTGGCAGTTTGGTATTTTGATTCATCTGGTGGTAGTATTGCATCATTGAACATGATACGTCTGATCATTGCTCTGTGATCATTTATTGTTGCTTCTGTGATGTTTAACTGTCCTGGAAAAGGTACTGCCTGTAAAGGTGAATCTACTGTGATAACATCACCTGGTCTTAATTTCATATTACTAAAATTGATTGCTGTGTCTGAAGACACCTGCCATGATCCTAATGCAAGATATGATGCCGCTTCCATGAACAACATCTGTGCTTCATTGACAACTCTAATGTGCGGTAATGCTTCTCTCACAGGACTTGTGCCCCACATATCACCCACTGTCTTGCCAAATCTAAATACCGTGAACATCTGCACTGGCATACGTTCTGTTTTCAACAACGACATATCTTTGCCCACTTGTACCGTGTATGTAAATTCTGTGTCGTTTGGTAATCTAAAACAACTTTCTAAAACTTTGTGTGTTTTGTATGGATTTGCCGAGCAATCTTTTACTGTGTCTTCTGGTAATGTTTCTTGATAATTTTCTAAAAGGTACGTGCCTGGTAATTCGTGTTCTCTGAATACTGTTTCAATCTGTCCTTGATGATTGTCTAAAAAATATAATTGATGGCTTGGTACTGCCACGAAGTCAATCTGCTTGTCCTCGTACATACCTATACACCCGCACCCTGATATCACAGAATCAGTCAATGCTTCAGATGCCGCAATATAAAAATTGCTGTCTCTGATTGTTTTGAATACTGTTCTGTTTGCTACGTCAAGTGCTTTCTTTACATCTGTCGCTACTCGTTCCTTAAGATCTTCTCGCACGGAAAGAGTTGCCCACTGTTGGTTCTGCGGAATCAACAAATTCAAAATTGTAGATACTAGAGTCTGTACACCGTCTGGTGCAGTCGAGTCAAATATCTTTGTTCTGTCTGTTTGATTTGTATCTTTTCTGTAGATGTCCCTGTTGGGCCTAGTGTAAAGATACGCTTCAGAAATTTCTGATTCGTGCTTGTCTCTCTCTTGTTTGGCAAGTTTGTATGCCTTTGCGATATAATCTTTCATGTACTATTGATTAGATAGAGATGAGAAATTAGTTCCTGTAGCAGTAAGACTTCCTTGTGTTGTTCCTTCAGGAACTTCGTAACCTAGAAGGCCACCGGATCTCTGCGTGATCAAACTACTTCTACCTCTTCTACCCCTTCTGGATCTACGTTGTGCAAGTGCGGCTCTTTTTCTTTCGTCGGCTAGTTGTCCTGCCGCTCTTTCATCCGCATCTTTTTGTAGTTGTCTTTGAATTTCTAATTGTTGTCTAGCCTGTTCATCTGCACTCGGCATGTCTGGCATTCTTGGTACACACATTAATATCCACCTCCTATAAGTCTAATTACGTTTTGTGCTGTTTGTATTGCTGGTTGCAACAAACTTCTTCTTTGTGGTGCCGCACCCAATTCTTCATCTTGTACACCCAAAGCACCTTGTCTTTGAGTAATTAACACACCTCTACCTCTAGCGGCCGCTTGTCTTGTTTGTCCTGTGAATCTTGCTCTACCAGGTCCAGTCGGAGCCGGAGCCGGAGCAGGTGCAGGTGCTGGTGGTGGTGGTGGTGGTGGAGGAGGGGGGCTACACATCATCTGTGTTACCGGACCTTCATACTCCGATGATAATTCTTCTATGACGTTGAAATCTTTGTCCCAAACTAATTTTGAATAAACCTTCATAATCTTTTAGCGTGTAAGCCTCCTTTTCGCGTGTGTGTTATTATATTATAAATAACTTTGATCGTCCAATTATTTATGGCATCAGTTGATTTTAAAACTGGTTCCAGAGCGTTGTAAGGGGTTGAATACCTTGGCAACCTTCGAAACATCTACGGCCAAATTAGGCAACTGACTGATGGCACCACTGGTTGCGTCAATGCAGTCATCATGCACTCTCGGTTGTGGAAATGCCTGCAATTCATCCATAAACGGTGTGTTGTTTTTTACCCTTTCATGTACATACATACGGCCAACTTTTATTAATGGTTCAAGTGTCTGTGCAATGAACACCATTTTGTTTTTTGATCTAAATTCTGCAACAACTTGTACCATCACTTTCAGTTCTCTCGCTACCTTACGCAATTCATTTGCCAACGTTGCAGAAAAGTTTTCTTCCACATACACGTGACTGATCTTATGATATGCACAGGCATGAATTATCTCTCTACATTGTTCTGTAAAATCTTTTGTTTCTTTGTCCACCGCTGACAGAACTTTGATGTCATGTACAAAAGTGTTGCCCTCGCTGTCTCTGGCACATATGGACAACACGCTGTTGTCTCGACCGCTCAAACCTTGTGCAGGATCCCAATATGAACACACACGTTCTATGTTGTGTCTGCCAAGTTTGCAGGTGTGTAGGTCATTGCCAAAAGGTTGTGCTATGGTTTGCCACTGGAATTCATCTTTGTAATATTTTATGTTCTCCAACTGTACCAACGGTTGATAAGTTGATTGTGGTATCAACATATATTGTGAGTTGAAGTCACCTTCTGTTGTTTCTCTTTTCTGTTGATCCAACCATTCATAAGTGAACATCTTGTCCGGGTGGTCGTCCCAAGCAAGATAATCCTCTTCGGCAACTGTGCTGTCCTCCTGTATCACATCACGTTTTCTGACCACTGGTATACGTTTGAATTCGTAACCAACATCTTCCAAATGATTGTATATTGTTTCCTCACAATGCGGTGTGCCTACCACAAGTATTTGATTTGCAAGTTTTCCAAATTCAGCAACACGTTCTTTAATCCTATCTCGTTGATCATTGGTTATGGTGTTGTCGGAAGTTTCAATATCGTCCGCAATCACACTCGAAGCATGAAATCCTGTGAATGATGCACCCAATGAACTAACAGTTACACTGGGGTTCAATTGCATTATTGGTCTCTCAACTGTGAATGATTCTGCTTTCCATTGATACAGATCACTTTTCATGTCCTGTAACAAAGGATGTGTTTCTATCATGTTACGTATGAATAAACTGTTACGGAGTGCTAGATTACGTTTGGCCGAGATCAGCAAACAACTCCAATTCGGGTCATGATATAGTTTCCAACACACGTAGGCACCTATGATAAAAGATTTACCACCGTGCCTAAACATTTGGAATCCTCGTCTAGGCAGGTGATCTGTGTTTTCTAACCAATCACATATCTCTTGATGTAC